GTGTTTGAGGGCACCGTCCACAGCAGCAAAGTTGACGGTTGGATTGCCTGCTTGCTTTCCTACTATATGACAAAAGAACTTTTCCACTTGGATAGAAAGATGGGAGGCAAGCGATGACCCACACAACCGTCCGCTTTCAGTATGACACCGCCCGTTTTGAGCTTTATCTGGACAAACTCACGGGACTACCCGCTCCGAACATCCGCAAGCTGTTCAAGCTGATGCTTTCAGAGCCTTGGAACAATCAAGCCGCCATCGATACCGTTGAGGCGTTTCTGCCGGCGCAGATTGATGAAAGCAAAGAGGCGTGGAGGCAGACATCCGTTGATTTTCAAAACGGTTGGCGGCTTGTGCCGAACAAGCAGAGCAAAAAGGGCCGTGCCATCATGGCCCAAAACAACAGGCTCCATAAAGCCGTAAAGAGCGCCAAAGGCATCCACCAGCATTGGGTGCGGATTTATGGCTATTGGAATGATACAAAACAAAAAATGAACTTTAAGTGAAAAGGAGATTAGTGACTATGTATCAGAATGACCCTATGAAAGTTTTAACCGGTGAGGTACGCCTCTCCTATGCCAACTTGACCACCCCCAGAGCCGCCCAGCAGGGCGGTGAGCCGAAATACTCCGTGACCCTGCTCATCCCCAAGACCGATGTGGCAACCAAGGCGGACATTGATGCCGCCATCAACGCCGCCGCAAACGAGGCGTTGACCAAGGTGTGGAACGGCGCACGCCCTCCTCAGCTTGCTACCCCCGTGTGGGACGGTGACGGCGTGAGAAAGTCCGGCGTGCCCTTTGGCGATGAGTGCAAGGGGCATTGGGTGATTACCGCCTCCACCAAGAACAAGCCGCAGGTTGTTGGCATCGACAACATCAACTGCGAACTGTCCCCCGCTGACATTTACAGCGGCATGTATGCCCGTGTCACAGTCCGTTTCTTTGGTTACTCCAACAGCGGCAACAAGGGCGTTGGCTGCGGTCTGGGCAATGTCCTCAAGACCCGTGACGGTGAGCCGCTGAGTGGGCAGTCCTCCGCCGCCTCCGACTTTGCAGGCATCGGTGCCTCCCCTGCGGCTGCTCCCGCTTATGGAGCGCCCACGCCCGTTGCCTATGGCACTGCACCTGCGGCTGCTCCTCAGCCGCCTATGAACACCGCACCTTGGAACAGCGGCAACGGCATCAACCCCATCACAGGACAGCCTATGTAAAAGGAGGACATCATGCACCATCTCAGTATAGACCTTGAAACTTATTCCAGCGTACCGATTGCCAAAGCCGGCGCTCAAAAGTATATCTCCAGTCCCGACTTTGAAATCCTGCTGTTTGCTTATAGCCTGGATGGTGCCCCTGTCGAAATCGTTGACTTGGCCACGGGGGAACAACTACCCCCGTGGCTTGTCAATTCTCTCACCAGTCCGGAGTACATCAAGCACGCATACAACGCCCCCTTTGAATGGGGATGCCTCTCAAAGTTTGTTGGTTATCTGCCGCCGGAGCAGTGGCGCTGCACCATGTTCCACGGCCTCTACTGCGGCTATACGGCGGGCTTGGATGCCACGGGACGGGCGTTAGGACTTGAGGAGGACAAGCGCAAACTGAATACTGGCAAGGCACTCATCCGCTATTTCTGCGTACCATGCGCCCCTACTAAAGCCAACGGTGGGCGTACCCGCAACTATCCACAGCATGACCCGGCAAAGTGGCAGTTGTTCAAAGAATACTGCCGCCAGGATGTTGTGACGGAAATGGAAATTGAGCGGAGGCTTTCCGCTTTTCCCGTGCCGGACTTTGTGCAGAAACAGTGGGAAACCGACCTCATCATCAACGCCCGTGGCGTTGCGGTGGATATGGATTTTGTCAGCGGCGCTCTTTATCTTGGCAGCACCGTCCGCAAGAACTTGATGCAGGAGGCAACCGACCTCTCCAAATTAGACAACCCCAACAGCGTTGGACAGCTTACACAGTGGTTGCAGGAGGAAATGGGCGAGGAGCTCACTGACCTCCGCAAAGATACCGTTTCACGCCTCTTGAACAAAGACGGCAACAGTCCGCAGGTGCAAAGGATGCTGGAGATACGCCAGGAATTAGGCAAGACCAGCACCAAAAAATATGATGCCATTGAGGCTGCTGTCTGCCCGGATGGCCGTGTCCGTGGACTGCTCCAATTTTACGGAGCCAACCGCACCGGTAGATGGGCAGGCAGACTGGTGCAGGTGCAAAACCTGCCCCGCACTTATTTAGAGCCGCTGCCCCTTGCTCGTGACCTTGTGCGAAAGCATAACCTTGACGGCTTGCGGTGCATCTACGGCTCCGTGCCGGACAGCCTCAGCCAGCTCATCCGCACAGCTTTTGTTGCGCCAGAGGGGCATGTGCTGATTGATGCGGACTTTTCCGCTATTGAGGCCCGTGTCATCTCCTGGCTTGCGGGCGAACAATGGCGGCTTGAGGTGTTCCGCACCCATGGCAAAATTTATGAGGCATCCGCATCCCAGATGTTTGGCGTGCCCATTGACCTCATCAAGAAAGGCAACCCGGAGTATGCTCTCCGGCAGAAAGGCAAGGTTGCAGAGTTGGCGCTTGGCTACCAGGGCAGCACAGGGGCGCTCATCAATATGGGTGCTTTGGATATGGGCATCCCGGAGGAGGACTTGCCCGACATCGTGAGCCGCTGGCGTGAGGCAAACAAGCGCATCCGTGACCTCTGGTATGCAATGGACAACGCCGCCGTCCAGGTTATCACACAGGGCGGCTCCATAGGCATCAACGGCTTAATTATCACCCGTGAATTTGATTATAACCAGGGCACCGACTGCATGACCATCACACTGCCGTCCGGGCGCAAACTCTACTATGTAAGCCCCGGCATTGGTGAAAACCAATGGGGCAACCCGTCCATCTCCTACATGGGCATGGACCAGAAAACCAAACGGTGGAAACGCATTGAAACCTACGGAGGCAAGCTGGTGGAGAACTGCGTGCAGGCCATTGCCCGTGACTGCCTTGCCGACACCATAGAACGGCTTGAGGCGGCGCACCTGCCCGTTGTGTTCCATGTGCATGATGAGGTCATTATTGATGTGACCCCGTGGGCGGATGAGGACACCATGCTTGAGTATGTGTGCTCCATTATGCGCCAGCCTATCCCCTGGGCGCCCGGACTGCCGCTAAACGCAGACGGTTGGGTGGGGCAATTCTTTAGAAAGGACTGATTGACCATGCAATACATGGGCGGCAAAAGCCGGATTGCCCGGTCAATCGCAGAGATTATCAATGAGATACCAAGGTGGAAAATCAAGAATTGCCAAACCCATTGCTCAGATAATCATGCAGGCTGCGGGGGGGGGATTGCTTTGTCAGCTTATTTTGCGGCAGTTGCGCTGTGGAAAGCAAAGTGCAGGGCTTTTCCCGCAAAATCCTCAATGACCGGCACGAATACCTCATTGCGATGCTCCAAGGCGTTCAACAAGGCTATAACCTGCCGGAGCACATCACTCCGGAGCAGTACCGATACATACGGGAAAACAAGGATGCAGACCCCGTCTTAGCCGGTTTTGTAGGCTTTGGGTGCAGCTTTGGAGGCAAATGGTTTGGCGGCTATGCAAGGAATAAGACCGGCACCAACTATGCCGAACAGAGCAAGCGCTCCTTATTGAAAGATATGGCAACCCTGCAAGATGCCCAATTTGTATGTGGCGATTACCGCCACTTGTGCATCCCGCAAAACTCCGTGATATACGCAGACCCTCCCTATAACAATACAACAGGTTATGCCGGGGACAGGTTTGACACCACAGAGTTTTGGATAGCAATGCGGCTGCTTGCCGATTTAGGACACACGGTTTTTGTCAGTGAACAGGAGGCGCCGCCGGACATCCAATGTATATGGGAAAAACCCTTTACCCGAACTTTAGACCGGAACAAGGGCAACCAATTTACCGTTACTGAAAAATTATTTTACTTACCACCGAGGAGGTACACGCAACATGAAAATGGACAAAGTGGCATCCTCCCAAAATGATGAGTTTTACACGCCGGAATATGCAATAAAGCCAATACTCAAGTACATCAAAATGCCCTGCACCATCTGGTGCCCCTTTGACACAGAGGAAAGCAACTTTGTCAAACTGCTCTCCCAATATGCCGCCTGCGGCGTGTCAGTCATTCACTCTCACATAGCTACGGGGGGGGGACTTTTTCCAATGTGTCCCGCCTGCTTGTGACTATATCATAAGCAACCCTCCGTACTCCGTAAAGGGGCAAGTGCTGCAACGGCTCTTTGACATCGGAAAACCCTTTGCAATGCTGGTTGGCGTTGTAGGACTGTTTGAGAGCCAAGAGCGTTTTGAAATGTTCAGAGAAAACGAGTTTGAAATCATGTATTTCAACAGACGAGTGGCGTATTTCCAAAGCTACCAAGACCCCAAACCATCACTCAATCCGCCCTTTAGCAGCGTGTATGTGTGCCACAAAATGCTGCCGGAAAAGATGGTGTTTGAGGAAATTGAGAAAAGATAGGAGGCTCACCATTGAAACACTTGGGAGATATAACGCAAATCAATGGCTCTATGGTGGAGCCCGTCAATGTCATCATCGGCGGCAGTCCTTGCCAGGACTTATCTGTGGCCGGCAGGCGCGCCGGTCTTGCCGGTGAACGGTCCGGGCTCTTTATGGAGCAAATCAGAATTATAAAAGAAATGAGGTGTGCAGATGCCGCAAGAGGTAGAACAGGTACAGACATCCGCCCCCGTTGGATGGTCTGGGAAAATGTCCCCGGAGCTTTCAGCTCCAACAAAGGAGAGGACTTTGGGGCAGTCCTCCAAGAAACAATCAAAATCGCAGAGCCGCAAGCCCCCGCTGTTTCTGTCCCTAAGAACGGATGGCCAACAGCCGGATGCCTCACCGATGTGGGAGGAAAATGGAGCGTTGCTTGGCGCGTTTTCGATGCTCAGTTTTGGGGAGTGCCCCAGCGTAGAAAACGCATCGCACTTGTCGCAGATTTTGGAGGCCTCACCGCACCCGAAATACTCTTTGAGCGCCAAGGCGTGCCTGGGTATTGTCCGCAGAGCGGAGCGCCGTGGCAAAGAGCTGCCGCCCCTGCTCAAGACGGCACTGCTCAACCAGGCGGGTCAACATTCTGCATCCAGGGAAACTGCATTGACAGAGCCGACACCGCAGGATGCAACGGCAAAGGATGGACAGAGGGCGTAAGCTACACCCTCAACACCATTGACCGCCCTGCCGTTTACAGTGAGCCGCTGGACGATGTAGCAAGCACCCTGCGTGCAGGAGCCGGTATGCCAAAGCATGATGCAGATATTAGAGGACGGCTTGCAATCGTCTACAACGGTGAAACCGTCACCAGTAAGACCAACGCAAGCAATCCACAGGTTGGTGACCCATGCCACATACTTGGTGCAACAGGTGCAGGGCGTGCGGTGGTCATTGAAAACCACGCCAAGGCTTTTAGCTTTGACAGCCTTGCCTCAAACAGCATGAAAAGCACAAATCCGCACAGCGGATGCCGTGAGGTTGGCGTTTCTAAAACATTAGATGCTACCCGCCCCGACCCCGCAAAAAATCAAGGTGGGATTGCCATTGTGCAGCTTGCTGTTGAAAACCACCCGCAGGACAGCCGTGTGAAAATTAACGAGGACGGCGTTGTGCAGACCCTAAGCGGTCAAATGGGCACCGGGGGGGGGGGAATGTTCCTCTGATATTAGAAAACAAGTAGCTGATGTTTACGCCGCCACTTGCGGCTCTTTTATGTCAATCGGCTGCGATGTATGCCCTACCCTTATGGCGAGGGACTATAAGCAGTCACACATAGTGTGCTACAAGGATGGAGGCACAGAGAATGATTATGTATGAAAACTATCAATATGGAAACTACCGCCAAGGCTGCGGAACTCTGAAAGCCTCCGGCGGTGATTATGGCGGAGGGAGTGAAAACTTGATATGTACCAATACTGGAACGGTGGGCAGGTCATCGACACTCTCACCGCACGAAATGCGGGGGGGACAACGGATGCCGGATAAGCAGAACTTTAACAGCGTGATTGACACCGAACGGCTGACCGTCCGCCGTCTTACCCCTTTGGAATGTGAACGCCTGCAAGGATTTCCGGACGGTTGGACAGATATAGGCGCATGGGTAGGAGAAAACGGCAAGAGCCACGCTGAGAGTGCAGACACCGCACGCTACAAGGCGCTTGGCAATAGCATTGCCCTCCCACCCTGGGCGTATGTCTTGACCCGTCTGAGCCTTTGTGTAGGCTGCGGACATCCCACAATGGCAAGCCTCTTTGACGGCATTGGGGGCTTTCCGCTGATATGGGAATGGCTCAACGGAAAAGGCTCTTGCCTCTGGGCAAGCGAAATTGAGGACTTTCCCATTGCTGTGACAAAATACCATTTTCCGGAGGAGGGAGAAAACAATGAGCATTGAAAAGGATTATGACATCTACATTGCCGTGTGTGACATCTGCGGTGATGACATCGGACCGTTTGAGGACTTCTATGATGCGGTGGATGCCAAAAGAGCCGCCGGTTGGCGTTCACGCAAAGACGCGCATGGGGAATGGCTTGACCTTTGCCCCGCTTGTCAGCACCCGTCTGCCGCATCTGATTTTGGAGGTGTCATATGAAAAGAGCAGAGATATTGGATGCCGCAAAGGCTTGTGTCTGCGGTGAGCGTGAGCAGGACTATGGAACGCCCGAGGACAGCTTTGGCCTCATTGGGCAGCTTTGGACGGTCTACATGGGCACCCTGTTCACCGCCAAAGATGTTGCCATGATGCTGGCATTGCTGAAAGTGGCACGCATCCACAATGGTGACAAAATGGACAGCTTTATTGACCTTGCAGGCTATGCCGCCTGTGCAGGCGAGATTGCCGGAAAGGAGGCCCCGTGATGGCTGAAAACAGAAACCCGTTTCTCAATCAAAGCGGATGCCCAGACCCTACCGCATACCACGCTTTGAAACCCATTATGCAGGAGGATATGCACCTTTGAGGTGCTATACAAAGCATACCTTGCGGCACGCCGGGGCAAACGCTCCAGAGCCGCAACCGCACACTATGAAGTGCATCTTTTGGAAAACATCGTCAACCTTGTGTATATCTTGACCACCAAGACATACCGCCCCGGTGTTTTCCGTGTATTCTATGTTTATGAGCCAAAGAAAAGGCTTGTGCAGGCTCCGGCTTTTGTGGACAAGGTTGTGCAGCACGCTGTGGTGGATAATATCCTCTATGAGCGTATCACCAACAGCTTTATCTTGGACAACTACGCCTCACAGAAAAACAAGGGACTGCACTTTGGCTTGGATAGGCTCAAAGGATTTTTAACCGATTACTGGAACAAAAACCACACCGCAGACGGTTGGGTGCTCAAATGCGATGTGCGGCATTTCTTTGCCAGCATCGACCATGACAGGCTCAAGGAAAAGCTCAAAAAGCTGGACCTTGAGCCTGTGCTTTATGACCTTTTGTGTGTCTATATTGACTGCTCAGACGGTCTGCCGCTTGGTTATCAGACAAGCCAACTGTTTGCCTTGTACTACCTGGATGAGTTTGACCACTTTGTAAAAGAAAAGCTCCATATCCGCTACTATGGCAGATACATGGATGACTTTTTCCTCATCCACCCGGACAAAGAATATTTGCAGTATTGCCTCACGGAAATACAGGCATTTATGGCATCTCTTGGTCTGGAACTCAATGAGAAAACACAGATTTTCCCGCTTAGACATGGGATGGACTTTCTTGGTTTTCACACCTACCTCACGGACAGCGGCAAGGTCATCCGCAAGCTGCGGCACAGCAGCGTGAAAAAGATGCGCGCCAAACTCCGCAGGTGGGAAAAGGAATACCCCACTGGTCTTGTGACCCGTGAGGAAATCCTGCAATCCTGGCAGGCGTGGGATGCTCACGCTGCACACGGCAACACTTGGACCCTACGCCAACAGGTGAGGGACCGTGTTCAAAATATCTTAAAGGAGGAAATCTAAATGGCAACAACTACCCTTGGCAACAAAAGTGTCGGCAGCATTGTCAAGCTGAAAGAAAATGGCGTGCTGGTGGACTTTTATGTTGCCAAACATGACTATGAGAACGGGCTCAACGGCTCCGGACGCACTCTGGTTGTCCGCAAGGACTGTTATGACACCAGGCAGTGGCACACCTCAAATGTGAACGCCTACGCTACAAGCGCCATTGACACCTGGCTCAACAGCACCTACAAAAACCTGCTTGATGCGGACATCCGTGGTGTCATCGGCACTACCAAAATCAAGTACACCCCCGGCAACGGCAACACCACCGTTGGCACACTGGAGCGTGCTATTTTCCTGTTGTCCGTCACCGAACTTGGCAAAACCGCAAGCTATGCGAATACGGAGGGCACCGCACTCTCCATTGCAAGCTCTCTGCAAATTGCCTACTTGAATGGCTCCGCCGTTGTTCAGTGGACCCGCTCCCCGTACACGAACAGCACCAACGACGCCTGCTGCTTGGGCACCGATGGCGGTGTCTACGGCAACTACTGCTACTATGCCTGCGGGTCCCGTCCCGCTTTCACTCTCCCCTCCACTCTCTCTGTCAGCGATGACGGCTCTGTGTCCGTCAACACTGCGCCCACGATTTCCGGCAGCTATGCGACCGGCACCAATCTGGGCACTAAGACCGCAGGCTTTAATCTCACCTATACGGTTGCGGATGCAGACGGGGACACAGTGACGGTCAAGGAGTATCTGGACAATGTTCTCCAGCGCACCTATACGGCAACGCTTGGGGCAACCAACACTTTCCAGTGCGTGACCGCTGCAAATTTCCAGACGGTGCTCAACGGTGCCCACACCCTCAAGGTGGTTGCCAATGACGGAAAAGCGGACAGCGCCGCCTACACCATCACTTTCACCAAAAAGGTGACCAAGGCAACCATCACTCTGGCAAGCGCCCTGCCTGCGGATGACATCATCCAGGTTATGGTTATGACCCTCACAAGCTCCATCCCCGCTGATGCAAACCTTAAGGTGCTTGTCACCAACAATGCCAATGACAGCAGCCCTGTTTGGGAGGATGCCACGGCGGACATCAAAAGCGGTGTCAATCATGTATTTACCAACAAAACCGCCGCCAATGGTTTTGCTTTCAACTTCAAGCTCTCTGTTGAGCGTGGAGCCAGCGATACCGGCGGCTATATTTCTAACATTGGAGGTGCTTTTGAATAATGGCTGTTTACTATGACAACACAAGCCTCAAGGCAAAGCATGAGCGCAAGCGTTCCCTGGAGGAACTGACCAAGGAAAACAAAGAGCTCAAGACCCGGCTCCAGGCAACGGAGGAGGACCTGACTAACACCCAGGTGGCTCTCACGGAGGTCTATGAGATGCTGGCAGGAGGTGGAGAGAATGGCTAAGGTATATGCCGCCCTCATCCGCAAGGGCCTCAAGACCCTGGATGATGTCCCCGCCAACCTGCGTGACGCTGTTGCCAAGCTGCTGGAGGAGAGCACCGATGCGTGAGCTCCGCCTGCGGCTTGCTTTATTTTTGCTGAGAAAGGAGGTGCAAGATATGGCTATTGTGTATGCAACCCTTATCATCAAGGGCCGCAAGACTATTGACCAGGTGCCCGCTTTGCTGCGTAAGCAGGTGGAGGAAATCCTGGCAGACTTGGAGGTTGAGGTCTAACTCCCCAGCCAGCAGGAGAGGCGCATCCGTGTGGTGCGCCTCTCTTATTTTGAACGACAGGAGGACAAAAAGATGCTGGAAACACTGAGGAGTTATTGGTCTATCATCTCCACCATCATCACTGTGGTAGCCGTCCCCGCCATCGGCTACCTCTACAAAAAATATAAACAGGCGGATGCAAGACAAAAAGCGGTGGAGTTGGGTGTGCAGGCCCTCCTCCGTGACCGCATCGTACAATCCTATTATCACTATGAGGAGCGCGGATGGATAACCCTACATGGACTTGAGAATGTCAACGCCATGTATAAGGAGTACCACGCTTTGGGTGGCAACGGCACAGTCACATCATTGGTCAATTCCATCCGTGAACTTGAGGTACAGGACGATAAACGCCCCGCCTCTCAAGAATGAGCCGGAAAGGAGGGCACATGGAGTTTTCAAAGAAAATGTTGGTGCTGCACTCCTTTGTGACCGTTTCCTTGATAACTGCCACGGTGGTCATCAACATTGCAACCGAGCACGATGTCACCGCCCTTGCCGCCCTTGCTGGTACATCCTTTGTGGTTGACGGCACCTGGGGCGGTTTTTATCTGTGGAAATCCAAGAATGAAAACCGGGCGAAATATGCCCAAAAATTTGTACGGCTGTTTGCCAAAGAGTACGGCGTGGAGAACGCCATCCGCTTGGCAGAAATCGTGCTGAAAGACTGAAAAGGAGGTTTATAGCATTGAGTAACAGCAAACTGGTGGACTATACCAAAATTTCCCCAAACAAGACAAGTCCCAGAAACCACAAAATTGACACCATCACCATCCATTGTGTGGTAGGTCAATGCAGCGTGGAAACCCTGGGCAATGTGTTTGCCCCTACATCCAGACAGGCAAGCTCCAACTATGGCATTGGCTATGATGGCCGCATCGGCATGTATGTGGAGGAAAAAGACCGCTCCTGGTGTTCGTCCTCCGCAAGCAACGACAACCGGGCAATCACTATTGAGGTTGCCAGTGACACCAAGCACCCCTATAAGGTGAGAGATGCCGCCTATAAGGCCTTGATTGACCTGTGCACGGACATCTGCAAGCGCAACGGCATCAAAGAGCTCAAGTGGAAAGCGGACAAGTCCCTCATCGGCAAGGTGGAGCAGCAAAACATGACGGTGCACCGCTGGTTTGCCAATAAGGCTTGCCCCGGTGATTATCTCTATAACCTGCACGGCCAGATTGCCGCTGAGGTCAACGCAAGGCTTGGGGTAGTATCTGATACCACCCCAGACACAAACGCCGCCCTGGAGTACGCTGTGGGCGATGTGGTGACCTTTAAGGGCACCAAGCACTATGCAAGCTCCAACGGCACAAACGGAAAGACATGCAAACCCGGCGAGGCAAGGGTGACCTCTGTGGCGAAAAACGGAAAGCACCAGTACCACCTCATCAAGACCACCGGCAGCACCTCCACCGTTTATGGTTGGGTGGATGCCGCAGACATCACCAAAGCAAGCGCATCCATTGCAAAAGGCAGCAAGGTCAAGGTCAATAAAGGCGCTAAAACCTACACGGGCGGCTCTCTTGCATCGTTCGTTTACAGTACGGTTTACACCGTCATGCAAATTGACGGTGACCGTGTGGTTATCGGTAAAGACGGCGTTGTGACCGCTGCCGTCAACATCAAAAACCTCACCCTTGTGGGGTAAAAATAAGAGGAGGATTTCACTATGGAAAACATCTTTGACTGGTCCGTTATTCTCAGCCTCGTGGGTGTGTTGGTGGTCATCACCAACATCATTGTGCAGGTGCTCAAAAAGCTCACCTGGGACAAGCTGCCCACAAACATCCTTGCCACGCTTGTGGCAATCGTTTTGACCCTTGGAGCGTTCTTTGCCTACTGCCAGATTAAAAGCATCACCGTGGTGTGGTACATGGTTGCCGCTGCGGTTGTGCTTGGCTTTATGGTTGCCTACGCCGCCATGTTCGGCTTTGACAAGCTCAAAGAGGTCATTGCACAGTTGGATAAAAACAAAAAGGAATAAGACAGCGAAAAGCCGGAGAGGTGTGACCCTCTCCGGCTTTTTTTGCGTTCTATGACATAAGCGCTTGCACGCCTTTTATAATCTTGTTGTAGTCATCCTCAACGGTCATAAAATCATTTTCATATCCTTGCAGCTCATCAACGAAAGCCTCTAACCGTCTGTTTTGTCCCGCCTGCGTTTTTAGGCGCATAGCCTCTGTTGTTTCCTTGGTATAAATGCGCCCCAGGAAATCCGTCTTGAGAGCATCCACTGCCGAAAGCACACTCTCTGCTGCTTTGAGCATCTGCTCATCCACTTTGCACCCGGCTTTTTTGGCTTGCAGCAAGGTCAATGCCTTGCGTTCCGCCAACTGCAACCGGCTGAAAAATGTTTCATAGGCAAAGGTTTGTTGACAAAGCTGGAAACTCTCACGCATGATGCGTGCATCGTTTTCTGCCTGCATCGTGGAATAATATTTCCGCATATCACGGAGCGTGTCCTCCGGCACATCCGGCTGTGTGAGCTCTGTCTTTACGGACACCAGCGGCGTGGATGTTTCAGATGTTCTTAACACCTCCGGCTCTTTTCTTTTCCTCTTTTTCAAAAGCAGGACGGCAAGGACTATGCAAACAACCGTGAGCAAAATGTTTTCCGGCACCGGGTCTTGTACCGACATAATTACCCCACCGAGTGTTGCCACAGCGCACGACATTCCAAAAATGATGCGAACAATCCATAAAACCTTTTTCACTGCTTATCACCTCCCGTTTTCTGCTTTTTTCTTTACTTTTACAAGTTTAATTATATCCAACACAGTGCATTTGTCAAGCAGTAGAGCCTATATGATAATGACTTATTTTTTGGGTAAACTATACTTTTCAGTAGGAGGAGGGATACGCATGACCGCTGATAAAATCAAAGCGTTGCGTGAGGCAAAAGGTTGGACACAGGCAGACCTTGCGCGCAAATTGGGCATCACCAGAAACGGAGTGAACTCTTGGGAACAGGGACTTTCCACACCATCACCGGCTTGTCTGGTGGACTTGGCAACAGTGTTTTCCGTGTCTACGGACTATTTGCTTGGCATTGAGCACTCAGCCATAGTGGATGTGTCCGGCTTGAATGACAAGGATGTTGCCGTGTTGGCAGAGCTTGCAGACCGATTAAGAAACCGCAACCATTGA